ATGCCAATTATAGTGGTAAAGGAGTTGATCAACTTCAACAAGTAATCGATTGCTTAAAAGATCCCGTTCAAAGGACTTCAAGAAGGCTTGTAGTTAGTGCATGGAATCCTTGTCAAATAGATGAAGGTGTATTACCACCGTGTCATGTATTATTTCAATTTAATGTAGTAGATGGAAATAAATTAAGTTGCACTCTATATCAAAGATCTAAAGATATCGCTTGTGGTGCTCCTTTTAATTATGCTTCCTACAGTTTTCTAACACATTTAATTGCTAAACATTGTGATTTAGAGCCATACGAATTTATTCATTATGGAGGAAATTGTCATATATATTCTGAGCATTTAGAGGATATGGAAGAACAAACAACAAGAAAGCCATATCCTTTCCCTACAATAGAGATTTTAAATAAAAGAGATAATATTAATGACTATGTTTTAGAAGATTTTAAAATCAATGATTATCAACATCATTCACCAATAAAATTTAAGATGGTGCCTTAAATAGGATATCTATCATATTCTTTTAATAATTTGCTAGTTTGTAAAAAACTGTGAATATATTTTTGGAAATAATAAGTATTATCAAATTTACATCTTTGATGTAGATTTGCATCATGAATATTAAAAATCGGTCTACCCGACCCATAAAATATATAAATTTGCTTTTGACGCCATATTTTTTGTTTTTCTTGTGGACTTAATTCTGAAATTTTAGTCATATAAAAAATATGTATATTTATTTTTAATTTGTTTAGTAAAATGTTTAATGATTTATTTAGGAAATGCGAAAAGATTACTCATTTTTAGTATATTAATTTATTAAAAATGAGTTCTAGTGCATCCATAGCAGCAGCAAGAAGAAGAAGAGCCGGAGGGCAACAAACAGTTTCAGCTCCTCCAGGGAGAGGACCACCACCACCAACACCTACAAGACAAATACAACCTGAATCTGTTCAAAATATTCCTCCAAATCCATTAATGATTTTACAACAACATCATGCAAAAATTAGTATCCTTGACCAACAAATTCAACAATTATTAGCTAATCAAGAAAATCCTCCACCTGTCCCTTCATACAACCCTCCATCTGGACCTATAAATGGTGAATTAAATGAAAATCCTAACCAAATACATCAACAATTTGATTTAAATGAAATCACTGATTTATTACTATCTAGAATTGAACAACAATTAGATTTAAAAGTATTTTATGATAATGACCAAAAATTAGCTTCTGAAATTGAAAGTTTAAATAAAATAATTATTCAACAACAATCCACTTTAAACCATCTAAATAAATTATTATATTTTATTATTAGTAACTTGAAATTAGAATTTAATGGAGATTTAATAGAACAAGAAGATAAATCAATAGAAGACAAAGATGAAAATATTCATTTAGTTGTAGGGGAAGAAATAGATGAGCAACTTGAATTAACTAAACCTACTTTTCCCAAATCAGTTAAAATAGATTTGAATAATAATAGAACAAATGAATATCACTCTATTGAAGATGATGAGGATGGCTATGGCTCTAATTTTGAATCCGAAAATGGATTAGATAATCCTCCAGTAGATTAAGAAAATACATTCATAAAAATCATTAGTGCTAATCCTAAAGAAATAATGATAAAACATGCAGATACAATTAGCGGAATTCGATATCTTAAAAAATAAACATAAGGAAGCAGTTTTTCAAAGTCACATATATTATTTAAACTATTGTAATGATTATAATATATCATAAAATAATGAAATGATAAAATAACACATATTAAAGAAAACAGAATTGAAATAAAAAACACATTTTTTTTATGAAAATAATAATTTTTACCATATACCATCAAAGCAGGATTATAAGCTAATAAGAAAAATAATATACAAGATGCCATAACTTGTGCAACAAAATTATGGCTATTTTCAAAATCATCTTCTATATGATCTAATCTAGTTTTACATTCTAAAGGAGATAATTTATTCATTTATATATTATATGAGTAAAAAGTTAAAAATAAATGTATAAAAATAAAATAATATGAAAACCTTATTTTCAATTTTAATATTTTGTATTGTTTTATTTATTTATCTACATATAAATTTTCATCTTCGGACTAGCGATGATTTAGAAGTTTATGAAATTGATCAACCTTCTAAAGAAAAATTGGAAGAAATATGTGATTTACGACAACCAGTCATATTTGATTATAATGTAGATGGTTTGTTACAAGAATGTAATATTAATTCAATTGAAAAAAATTATGGAGCTTTCGATATAAAAGTTAGAAATGTAAAAGAATATGATGATGTATCAGAATTATATTTACCTTTAACTTTAAATACAGGCAGAGAAATTTTTCGAAAAGATAATCAAGAGAGATATTTAAGTGAAAATAATCAGGAATTTTTAGAAGAAACTAGTTTAATTAAACATATGCGTTATAATGATAATTTTTTGCGACCATATTCAGTAAGTAATTGTATATATGATTTTTTATTTTCATCTAAGGATACTAAAACAATTTTGAAATATGAATTAAATTATAGAAATTTCTACCTTGTAACGCAAGGTAGTGTAAAAATAAAATTAATTCCACCTAAATCCTCTCGATATTTATACACTATTAAAGATTATGATAATTTCGAATTTCTCTCTCCTGTTAATCCTTGGACTGTTCAAAATCAATTTAAAGCTGACTTTGATAAATTAAAAACATTGGAAGTTACATTAAATAAGGGTCAAATCATTTTTATACCAGCTTATTGGTGGTATAGTATTTGGTTTCAAGAAAATACCAGTTTAGTATCTTTTAAATATAAAACATATATGAATAATATTGCTATATCTAATCATTTATTAGTTAATATGTTGCAAAATCAAAATGTTAAGAGAGAAATTGCTAAGAAAAAAAATATAGAAGATGAATTATGTAAAGAAGAGATTAAAAAAGATGATTAAAAATATCAAATATTTATATATATATATGAAAATTTTTACTTCAAGTATGAATATTTTTATTTTAATTGTCGTTATTTCCTTTACATTAGACAATGTATTATTTGAATGTTCAATTCCATCTTTATTTTCATTTATTAATAATTTTGTTCATCATTTTATATCAATATATTTATGGTTTGGATCGTTTATATTTGGAAAATATTTATATCACTTATTATTTTTATGTGTAATTTTAGTTTTTCAATATTTTCATGATTGGGATTGTCCAATTACTTTGGAATATAATAAACAATGTGGATTTGATTTAAAAGAAGGTCATAAAGATATAATTTACTGGATTAATAAAAATATTTTTACACATTTTCCTTATTATACTTATATTACTTTTCTTTTCGCATATGATATTTATAATATAGTAGCTCATTATAAATAAAATTGATTTTTTAAAAGAATAATACTATTACTCATCCTTAGAACTATGTCGGCGCAATATAAAATATTAGTTAATGACCGGAATTATACGGATTGGAATTTATTTGATGCTTTATCTCTCAACGAAATAGAAAAACTGCCCATTAATCCTGCATCAAATAAATTATTTTCAAGTGATATTTTTGAGTTAAAAGATGATAAAGTTAATATACTTCATTCAAGTGTAAGATGTATGCCTAATATTCCAGGAATATTATTATTGAAAGAAAATAAAATTTATGGAAAAATAAAAGACAAATTTCTTTATAAATGTATCCCTGATGATCGACGGTTTCCTGAGTTTTTAATACCGTTCAATGTAAAGTTAGGATTTTCTAAAAATATAGATAATAAATACATTGTGTTTAAATATAATAATTGGGACGGTAAACATCCACAAGGCACCATCGTAAGTGTGTTAGGGGATGTTGATGTATTATCCAATTTTTATGAATACCAATTATACTGCAAAAGTTTATATGCATCCATTCAAGAATTCAATAAAGCGGTCAGTGATAAATTAAAGAAAAAAACCGCTCCGGAATTTATTTCATCCATGATTTCCAAATATAATCTCAAAGACAGAACTAATGAACTAGTGTATAGTATTGATTCCCAAGAAACAACTGATTATGATGATGCATTTAGTATTACAAATGTAGGGAATAATTGCTATATTATTAGCATCTATATATCTAATGTTCCTCTTTGGATGGAAGAACTAGAATTATGGAATTCCTTCTCAGAGAGAATTTCTACTATATATTTGCCTGACCGAAAACGACCTATGATGCCACTCTCTTTATCGAATTGTGTATGTAGTTTATGTGAACAAGAAATTAGATTGGCGTTTGGAATTGATATTTCCATCAAAGATAATGAAATTATTGGATATTGTCTAGATAATTGCTATATAAAAGTTTATAAAAATCATGTATATGAAAGTAAGGAATTAAAGAAAGACCAAAATTATAATTTAATGTTTAAAGTGGTAACTGAATTGTCGAAAGATTATAAATATTTAAAAAAAATAAATGATAGTCATGATATGGTTGCTTATTTGATGATTTTAATGAATTACTATACATCACGAGATATGGTAAGATTTAATAATGGGATTTATCGTTCAGTTTCTTTTAATAAAGAATATAAAATAGATGAGAATCTACCGGATAATGTGAATAATTTTCTTAGAATATGGAATAGTTCATGTGGACAATATGATTTATATGATGAACGGAAGTGTCATGAAATGCTAGAATTAGAATCATATATTCATTGCACTTCCCCTATTAGAAGGTTGGTTGATTTATTAAATATGGCAAAATTACAAAAAAATATGAAAATGGTTAAATATGGTGAACAATTTGATATATTTTATGAAAATTGGACAAATCGAATAGAATATATTAATACTACTATGAGAGCCATTCGTAAGATTCAATCTGATTGTAATTTATTACATTTATGTTCGACTGATGATAAAGTTTTAGAAACCGAATATGATGGTTATGTATTTGATAAAATTATTAGAAATGATGGCTTGTATCAATATATTGTATATCTTGAAGATTTGAAATCTGTTTCTAGAATCACTTCTAGATTTGACTTGATTAATTTCCAAAAATATAAATTTAAAGTTTATGTCTTTCATGAGGAAGCAACTTTAAAGAAAAAAATAAGATTACATATTTTACTATAATTTCTATTTGAAATAAATTTATACATATAGAGATTGATTTGTAGCAATAAATTTAAGAGTTAATTCAGGAATTTCTTGGAGTTTATGAAGTAGTTCAATATTTCCCAAATATTCTGCTACATTTTTTAATTCATTTGCCATATTATTTATTTTAAGAATTGCTTTAATGAATTCTCCTGTAAATATTTCATATTGAACTTCACATGATTGTAATACAAATTTACATGTTCCTTCGTCATGAGAATTACACCAGTCGTGAATAGGAACAACTAATTCTAAACCAATATCTAAGTTATCTGAATTTTTTTCCTGTAATCTTGATTCTTCTGTAATATATTCATCATATACATCATGTAATAACTTGGCTGAATCTATCAATTCATAATGAGTTGATAATTTAGAAGTATCATATATTTTTACTTCATCTTTTACTCGTATATTACTAAAACAACTTAACAAAGCTGCAATATCAATAGCAGATAAATTTTGAAATTGATTAATTTTAAAGAAATAATCTACAAAAGCAAGACAATGAGTTTCTTGAATATAAGTGGCACATACACCTTTTTCAGATACATTATTTTCTGAATTTAAAAATTCTTTGTTTTGTAGAAATAATGACTTTTCATTATAAGCAAGTAAGAAATAATTATTCAAATTTTTAATATATGTTTCTTGTTTGTATATCTCATTTTCTAAATTTATTAATGAATCATATTGTTGTAATTCATTTTTAAATTGTTTATTACCATTTTCAATTTGTTCTAATTGTTTTTGAATTTGTTTTCTGTTTTTTTGTTTACTAGTTTTAATCTCTTCTGTAAGTTTATAATATAGTTCATATGTATCTCTATTTTTAATTATAGAACCATACAATTGATTTTGGATTTTATTATTATAGTTTTGTTTTAATTCTTCCACATTATTTTCAGATGATTTAATTTCAGATGATATTTCTCCAAAACTCATACTTTTACATGCAAAATCTAATGTGTTATTATTGTATTGATGAAAATTTAATATTAAATTATAAGAGATTTGGAATTTTGATTGTAAAGTTTGTGGTTTACCATTTAATAGATTTTTGTAATCAAATGTGCTAGGTAATGAAAATATATTATTTAAATGAATTACATGTCCAATTGTATCTAATCCTCTTCTGCCTGCCCTTCCTGCCATTTGAGTATATTCATGAGGATGTAGTAATCTCATATTTGAACCATTAAATTTGTCAAAACCCGTAAATATAACAGTTTTAGTAGGCATATTAATTCCTACTGCAAAAGTTTCAGTGGCAAATAGGAGTTTAATATAACCTTTGGCAAATAATAGTTCAATCATTTCTCTAAATATAGGCATAACTCCGGAGTGATGTATAGCAATCCCTTTTTCCAGTAATTTAATAATAAATTCAAATTCAGGTAAATTAATATATTCTGCGTGATTTGGTAATTTTCTTAATATTTGTTTACATTCATGTCTAATAGTAGATGGTATTGTAGATTCTTCATCAAATAAAGATACATTAATACATTGAGCAAATTTTTCAACACCTTTTCTTGAAAATACAAAGCAAATAGCAGGTAACATATTATTATTATTTAAATATTTGGTAATTTCATTTAAAACAAAAGAAGGTTTTATAAAACAGTTATTTTTTTTAATATATTCTAATAATTTTCGTACTTTTTCATAATTATCTTCATGAAATACTTTATTATTATCTTTGATTTCTATAGGTTTGTGTAAGAATTGATTAATGAATTTTATAAATTCTTTGTCTTTAATATTTTTAAAGGGGCCTTGTGGCATAGTTGTATAAAGATAATGTTTCAATGGAACAACTCTATGATTAGTAGGAGCCAAATAAACCGTTTTTTTATTTATTTCATCAGACTTTACATCTTCAATCCATTTGGCAAAATGTTCTGGTTTATCAATAGTAGCTGAAAGCATTACTAATTGAATATGATTAGGTAAAAACATGATTGTTTCTTCCCATACTTTACCTCTATCAGCATCATTGATATAATGAACTTCATCAAACACAACAGCTCCAAGTTCATTATGAAAATCCATTTCAAATTGCAATGGAACATTTTGATTGTCAATTTGTTTTTGAAGTAATGTATTTCTTAAAATTTCTGTCGTCATAATAAGAACATCAGCTTCAGGATTGAATTTAATATCTCCAGTTAAAATTCCAAAAGTAATATGAGGAAATTTCTTAGAAAACTCGTGAAATTTTTGATTGGATAATGCCTTAATAGGTGATGTATATATTACCTTTTTTCCTTTTGCAACTAAATATTCAATGGCAAATTCAGCTGGTAGCGTCTTACCTGAACCGGTGTGTGCAGTAATTAAAATATGATTACCTTCGACAATAGACTGTATAGCATATTTTTGGAAATCACTTAATTCATATGGAAATTTGTCAAAATATTCTTTATATTCTTCATTAGAATGAAACTTATCTTTACAAATGATAACCATGACTAATATGAATAATATGTATATATTTAATAAGTTTCAATTTTATTTTTTTGTAAAAATATTAATATGTATTTATTATAATGCAAATAATAAATGATTATAAATTGTTACATAAACTAGGCAAAGGATCATATGGAGAAGTATGGAAGGCAATTCATATAAATAAAAAAAAATATGTAGCAATTAAAATAGAAAAAAAAACTGCAAAAAATACTTTGAAGTATGAAACAATGATATTGCGGTATTTAAAAGATATTGATAATATAATTAGAATTAAATATTATGGGGAAACGACTAGTTATAATTTTTTAATAATGGAGTTATTAGATTGTCAGATAGATGAATATTATAATAAATTAATATTAAAAAATATAAATTCAATTGGATTAATAAGAAAATTAGGAATACAAATGTTAGTTTGTATAGAAAATATTCATAATTATGGAATAATACATAGAGATATAAAACCAGGAAACTTTTTAATAGATAATGAAAATGAAAAAATAAAAATGATAGATTTTGGTTTATCTAAGCAGTTTATTAATAAAAATGGAATTCATAAACCAAATAGAAAACATGATAATATAATAGGCACTTTGCGATATGTAAGTATTCATATTCAAAATGGAAATGAACCGAGTAGAAGAGATGATATTATATCAATGGTATATATATTATTTTATTTATTTTTAGGAAAATTACCATGGCAATGTTTAAAAATAACTAATCAAAAAGAAAAGGAACAAGAAATTCTTCGAATAAAAACAAATTTTTTAAGTGCTGTTAAAGAAAATGAAGAAGTCCCTGATAAATTAATTCAATTATTAGAATATGTTTATAATTTATCTTACGATGAACAACCTAATTATGAATTTATATCCTTTCTTCTTAAAACATTAAAAGAAATAACTTAAAGATTATCTTATACTGATGTATATAATGAGTACTATGTCTACTTCTGCTACACTTTATACAGGTCGCGTCAAATGGTTCAATAATAAGGCCGGTTATGGTTTTATTACTATTGTTTCAACTCCAGAGGCAAGTGAAGTTGAAAAAAATACCGATGTTTTTACCCATCATAGTTCAATTCAAGTAAAAGATGAGCAATATAAGTATCTTGTACAAGGTGAATATGTTCAATTTTCTTTGACTATTGTTGAGGATGGAGAACATAAGCATCAAGCCCAATCTGTCTCTGGTATTGGTGGCGGACAACTTCTTTGTGAGACCAGAAATACTGTTCGTTCTAATGCTCTCCAACGCACCCCTTCTCGTGTAATTAAAACTACATCAGATAATCGTCCAGCTAGAAGTTCTTCGAATAATGGTCCTCAATCTAGAGGATCAGGTCCTAGAGATGATGAGGAATGGGTTCTTACTCGAAGAACAACTAATACGCAGCGTTCTGGAAATCGTTCTGGAAATCGTTCCGCAAACCGTTCAGAACAATCATCCACTCGTTAAATAAAAAATATTAATAA